TTCTCCCGTTCCCAAATGTCCAGTTTACCTAACGCTCGCCAATTCTCTTTCTCTTGGAGAATCTGCTCCGCAGACCACCTTTCTTCCCAATTCGATTTACCCTCACCATTCATTACGGGTATTCGCAAGGCATCAAAATTAAGAAGGTCTTTATTTGTGATAACCTGTTCTATCAAACATTTTTCACCAAGGTTATTACCAATCATAAAGATTCGTGTGTTCTTCCCTAAGAACAACACGTCCGATAGGAACCAATCATAATCATTTGTCTGAATCGTATCAGACAAGGAATCAGTTACGTCTTGAGGGTCATCTATAATAACGATAGACGGACGTCTATCATTCCATAATAAACCACGTATAGAAGAACCTTTGCCGTAGGCTTCGATTCTTACGTTTACGTGCCCCCCTCCCCCATCTTTAACGATTACCTCAAAAGCTTTCTCTGACTGTTCCTTCACCTTCACTAAGTTCAGTGTGAACAACTCGTCCGTAACGTACTTCGTTGCGATTTCTTTTAACTGTTTACTAGCCTTCGTCTGGTTAGCCATAACGATTACGATGTAATTGTTTTTCTTATTTGGGTAAACCAACCGATACAGTGGAAATGCATTCAATACAAAGGTACTCTTTGCTGACTCTCGGAACCCCTCGATAGCATAGTGTTTCTTCCCGTGTAATAGGATGTCACTCCAGGAATAATGAAACCAAGCATACGGGACTTCTTCGTCCTCTCCCACAGGGAGAAATAGCCTTTTAAATGAAACTAAATTTTCTTTTCCTTTTCTAAAAGCCTCAGCTATCTGTTCTACTTCTACAGAATGATTCATAATTTCACTCCTCTCGAAATTCTACTATTTCAGACAAAATTTCGATTTTGTAGAACTCTTAGGTAGGAATCAACCTACCAAAAGAAGGAAAAATTATTTAATTTCTGTACCCTTTATCTCTTATGTATAGATAACAGTATATAGAAGCCCCACCCTAGTATGTACCAGTACCTAATTTTATTTTTATTAAAAGATACCTACGTTCGTATTAGTACTCCTTAAAAAGAAAGCCCTACCCTACCTACCAATTATTTGGCTGCTAAAAGGTTTTTGGAACGTTTTATTTTCTTGCCAAAAGGGTCTCTATACGGGGCGGGGCGGACACGGGACCCCCGTTTGCGAAGCCCCACCTAGCCACCTACCATGATAAACAAGCCACCTTTTTCAATCCTAAACCTAAAAGTAATAAAAAGTGTAACCTATCTACGGCAAATAAGCCAACAAACCGTATAACTAAGCCATTTCTAGCACATGCCATGACCCATGGTATAGTGTAACCATCGAAAGCAACCACACAACCTACTACGGTAGGCGGTACACTCGATACTGTTCTTTGATAACTGAATACAGAAAAGGTCGCTTGTTTTATACAAGGGTGCTTGAAAGTCACAATATATCTTTGACTAATTAAAAATCCTACATACGTAGGTAGAAAAGGTAACATAATGACTATTCAACGTACAACAAACAAAACAAGCCGTAAAAATTTAGCAAGTAACCAATTTAAGTTTGATGAAAGCAAGGGCTTGCTAACATTGGCAATCAAATGTCAATTATCCGACGATGGTAAACGCCTAGTCTTTTCGGATACGGCTACAAAAAAAGCCAAATCTACAAAGACTGACAAAGAGTATACTCTTACTGAGTTCGTGGATGAACTAGGGAATACAATTACCCTATACAAAGCAAGTTTAGACTATGCACCAAAGGTAAACAGTGTACAAGCCAACAATGACGAATTGATTACTGAAAATGAAGCTTTAAAATCAAGTTTAGCTACAGCCTTAGCACTTTTAGAAAAAAATGGTATCAAATTAAAATAACCTAATTTTTTAAACAAGGCTTTCAAGTACTCTTATATAAAGCAAGTGACCACCAACGTTATAAAAAAGAAAAGAGGTAAAATCATGAAAAAATTAGAACTTGAAAAGGTGAATGCCAATGCATTCACAATGGTAGTGAATGGTATAGAATACCATTTCAAAAAAGAAATGCAAAACACCGACTTATTAGAAATGTTACAAGGTTTAGAGGTACAAATGGAGTACCCTACACCAAACGAAGAAAAGCAAGCACAAAAAACTATTAAATACTTGATGGTGTGCTTTGTAAATAATAAAGTACCTAACACTTTAGAATTAATTAAAAGAATTTAGAGGGGGAAACCTCTCTTTTTTTTTATGTCCATTTATCGAACATATATTCATTATTGATAATCAATGATAACCATATTTATATATAGTTATCGTTATCATGTACTATTTGATACTTGACTTTTTCTAACATCCTATGCACATCATGCAAATTTTTACGGCTTTTCATTCGATTTTATAGTACATCTATATCATATTTACTACATGCCTTTACCTTTGATTGGTAAAGGCTTTTTTTATGCCTATTTTAATCTAATAGGCTATATCATGGTATATCTAAATTCCATATATTCAATTTAAGACACTTTATAGGCTGTATAAGGTGCTTTATATCCTTTATAGGTATAATTACACTAGAAAGGTATAAAACAAGGCTTATAAACGATTTTAGAGAGTTTTATTATATGATACAAATATTCTATTATATTCTCTATTACTGATACGGTATAGGCTTTTATATATTGTCTATTCCTCTATATATACTATTACTGTATAGGATAGTAGAATTTTATAGATTTCCTCGTTTTTGCCTTATGGATACTATTTTATAAGATTGCCTATATATTTCTTTGTATTCGTTCTATTCCCTATCACTATATAAGGCGTAGGCATTCGCCTACATGATACATAGTATCATGATTTTTTATATTAATTCTCAATGATAATCATTTGACTATCTTTTAATAGATACTACAAAGTATGTAACCATAATCCATACAATTATGATTGACTTATAAGTTATTATTCGTTGTAATTATTGACTATCCGAGTCAAGGCGAACACGGCACAAACCGCATGGTTGAGCCATTTCCTAGACCAGCCGTGTCATGTGGTAAGCTGTTAGCAGGTCGAACGAACCGACGGTACACGATACACAGTACCACGGTCTCACGACCACACGTACCCACGTACATGCACACACGTGCATGTGAGTACTTAAAAAAAATATACTTGACTTATTAGTTAAGTTAAGTGTATCATATGTGTAGCTCGTAATGAGCTCTATTTTTATAGGCTTCAACTTTACTTATTAGTTAAGAAAGGAGTAAATTATGGACGAAGTCGTAAAGGTTCACGGAGAGGAACACGTTATTTTAGAACAACGTGGCTCTATCTTCAATCCTAGGTTTATTGGTCGCTCTATAGAAACAGGGCGTATCAACAAACTGAAATTAAACAGGAAAGGGTTAATTAAATATTATTGGGACTTAACCCTTCAAAGCCTTTTGTGTTTAGGCTACTTTACCTTATTTATTTTGTATTTAGCCGTATTTGGCTGAGGAGGAACTCATGGAAAAACAACTTTTTAAAATCAATGGCAGTTTATTTACTAAAAAATATTTAGCCGAGAATTATCTCGGTCAACAAATTATCGTGTTGGAAAACACCGAAAGCGGCAATTTAATTCACATCCCTTTAAAGGAGTTACCTGCTCCGTATGTTCCTAACTACGTGAACATTAAGGAGGGTCAATATTATGTGTTAGATAACAGCGTCCACTACAACTATGATGACCGCACATTCGACATTATGGACGGTCATATCCTTCTTGATACAGAAAATAACCCAGTACAAGAAGGAAAAGTTTATAGATTTTATGACCGTATTGTGGTTCCGACACATCGTTATTTACGGTCTTTAGTAGGGACCGTAAGTTTAATGGATGGAGAGTTCGACCCTAACGTGAAAGTGAGTTCACTAAGTGGTGAGTTACTGGCGGACACAGTGTATGTTTCCCATTTGGGCTGCAAATTCCCTTGCAATAGAGGCGAAGAAGGAATTGCACAATCCACAATCAGTGGCAACTGGTTTTTACTTAGAGATGTGAAATTCTTTGAGGGAGAGGACGTTGTTGTGAGTAGACAAGATATCGAAGAAAAAGCGACTGAGGATTATTTTATATGTGTAAATTGTGATGACATTCATCATATGGACGACTGCACAATCGTATACGGTGGTGACAAAGTTTGTGAAGACTGCATAGACGAGGATTATGTATACTCCAACTTAATGAATGAGTACATTCGTACCGACGAGGCGTTCTATTACGCAGACGACCAAACATTCTACGACAATCCAGTTCACGAATCTTGCCGTGATAATTTCGGTTGGCAGTCGGACGTAACAGGAAACTGGTACTCCGATGATATTGAGGTGCTTGTTACTGCTGACGATTATCGCTATGCCTACGGAGAAGAAGGCGACTTGTATTGGTGCGAACAAGAAGAAGAGCATTATTACTCCGAAGGCAACATGCCTGAAGGTCTTATTCGTGGCTACCACAGTCGCCCAAGCCTTAAATTCTTCGGGGAGGGTCCTAAATATTTTGGTCTTGAATTAGAGTGCGACGGCTCTTGTGCGAAGGGAACTGATACAGACGTTCTCCATATCTTTGAAGGGCATATGGATAAATTCTACTTTAATTCAGACGGTTCCTTGTCTCATGGGTTTGAAGCCATCACTCACCCAATGTCCCCTAGCGAGATGCTTAAAATGGATTGGAAGCAAATCTCTGAGCGTATGGAACGTCGCTACTACGATAACGACCGTGATACGGCTGGGATTCATATCCATATCAGCCGTCGTTTTTTTAAAGACGAGAAAAATATCGGACGATTAGTCCGTATGTTCTCCGAGAACTATAGAGATATGGTCAAATTTGCACAACGTCCTTATTCCAGTGCAGAACGTTGGGCTGACCGTGTTGGTGGTTCCTCTCGACAGTATGCAATCGACTGGTACCAAAATGCTTACCGTGCTGGTCGATACACAGCCGTCAATCTTCGGAACGACGAAACCGTAGAAATACGTATCTTCCACTCTCTACCAGATTGCAATCATATCAAAGCCTGTATTCAGTTGGTAGACGTATTGAGTGATATGGCGAATATCGACCGATACCAATTTGGTTGGGACATCGTAAATCGAAAAGCCAAAGACAAAGGCTATACGGAGCTACAAAGTCGCCTACTGGATTTGGGTTTTGTAGAGGCTTAATGGTTGTGCCCCTCCATTGAGAGGGGCTTTACCAAACAAACAAATTTTAAAATTAATGATTTATAAAAAAAGGAGAATTACTATGTGTGTTATTGCAGTTGTTAAACGTGGATTTGAAATGAATAAAGAAGAATTGGAAAATTGTTTCCGTGGTAATCCAGACGGTGCTGGAATGATGTACTACGACGAGAAAAAGTCGCTAGTACATATCAAAAAAGGATTCTTCACTTTTGAAGATTTTTGGGCAGAGGCTAGTAAGTTACCAGACTCCATTGATAGGGTCTTCCATTTCCGTATTGCCACTAGTGGGGCTATTTCCCCAGAGACGTGCCATCCATTTGCAGTATGTAATGACTACAAGCAAATGGGCTTGCCTAATAACTGGTGCAAAATTGGGATGGTACATAACGGAATTATGTCCGATTATACCCCTAAAGGCGGTATGAAAGCTAAACATAGTGACACTATGCAATTTATTAAAGAGGTAGTCAACCCCCTAGGTAGTGCTGTTTGGAATACAGCTGTACAAGAATTGTGGGAGTCGGCGATGGGAACTAACAAATATGTGTTAGTCGGCGATGGTCAGTTATCAGTAATTGGCAACTTTGTACAATCCGAAGTATCTGGAGCTCTCTACTCCAATACAAGTTATGTTGGGTATCGGTACAAAACAACGAGTGCTATTAAACCCTGGTACGATGATAGCTACTACGATAGCTATTACTGGAACTCCACTCCTTCCTATGGTTGCCAAACAACAAAAAAAGAAGTCAAAAAAGAGATGAATATCAATTTTGGCAAGAATGATACCACAATGTCAACTGATGAGTTTGGCATGAATTACTTGCCGATTGAAGTTTGGACTGGGAAGATGGACGACGAAAAGTTAGATGAGTTTTTGGACGAAGCAGAGTACGAACTGTGTTCATACGACGTCTCTATCCTAGATATTCAAATCAAAGAGTTTTCGGTGGTGTTATATGTAGACACAGTCCCAGACGATTTACCGTCAACAATCGTCAACAAAAAGTGGTTACATGGTAACTACGAATACACTATTAAGTAATTAGAGAGGGGGTACATCCCCCTCCATTTTTAAAAGGAGAAATTTAAAATGAATTTAGTAGAAATTACAAGAGATTGTGGGTTATTAGATACAGGGCGTTTAGCCGACGTAATTTTATACGAAATATGTTCTCAAGTATCTTGCTTTTGCGAACAAGAAAAAAATAATGAAATTATCATGGATTTATTAAACCAGTCAATTTTAGATTGTGACGACCCACAAATCTCACGGGCTTTTGATGTAACTACTATGGTTGGCTCTAGGGAATTATTCTTATATTTAAGTGAGGAACAAGTTCCACTATCGGAGTTTATGACTCATGCACAATACGAAGAATTTCCCTTCACACATGTGTGCATGGTAAATAAAAACGAGTTCTTGTTCTTCACAATGGAAGATATTTCTAAGTTTGTCGAAGTAGCTAAGTGGTATTTGATTGACAATTTAAAAAGAGAGGTATTGGATAAGATTTTTGTGGGACTTGATTACGAATATTAATTATAAAAAGGAGATGTTAATTATGAATATTCTCAAATCATTAGATATAAATGATATTGGACTTGTTATTAAAGAGAATTTAAAACATCAAATCAAAGAGTTATTAGATAACACCCCCTCTTCTCTAGATAAAGTAGCCTTTGTAAACGAGGGGGTAATGGAATACGTAATTCGGTATGGGGATATAGGACACTCTATTGCGTTTCATTTAAAAAGTACAAGAGATAAAGAATTTCTATTGAAATACTTTGAAAAAAATGGAATGAGTTTATTAGACT